ATCATGTGGGAAGCTATTGATATTGTACTGAACAAGTCCGAAGATGATATGATTGATATGATTGAAACTTATCGACAAGAGTTTAGACGACAGTCAATATCTGATATTGCATTTCCTCGTGGTGTGAATGGACTTGGTAAGTTCGCTGATGCTAAATCTATCTTTGGTAAAGGCACACCTATTCACGTTCGTGGTTCATTGATGTATAATGATCTGATCAAGCGCAAGAAACTAGACAAGAATTATCCGATGATCATGGAAGGTGAAAAGATCAAGTTTCTTTATCTTAAAGAACCAAACACAATTCAGTCTAATGTCATTTCGTTTCCTACGATTGTGCCAAAAGAGCTTGATATAGAGAAGTATGTAGACTATGATTTACAATTTGAGAAATCATTTCTTGAACCTCTCAAAATCATTCTCGACAGTATCAATTGGAAAACAGAACATGTCAGTTCACTTGAAGATTTCTTCTCATGAGTTTGGAACAATTTACAAGACTTGCTGGTTCAGGCAATCCTAACCGGAAGAAAGATGACTTCTACGCGACTCCAGATTGGGCTATTGATGCCCTTCTGGACCGCGAAAAGTTTTCTGGTGAGATTTGGGAACCAGCATGTGGTGATGGTGCCATCTGTAAGAGATTGCAGCGTTACGGATACAATCATATATACGCAACGGATCTGATTGACCGAGGATATGGTGATGCACACTTTGATTTTATGTATAGTCATAGAAAAACTGACAACATCATTACCAATCCCCCTTTCAAGATCGGAACCAAGTTCACCCTTCATGCTTTAAACTTGGCTGAGAAGAAAGTTGCTATGTTCAACAAGCTAAGTTTTCTTGAAGGCAAAGAAAGACGAGATAGACTTTTCTCTTTGAATGTTTTAGAATATGTGTATGTATTCGGTAATCGTGTCGGATTTAATGGAGGTGGTGGGATGCTTGCCTTCGCATGGTTTGTTTTCAATAATGAATATAAAGGTGAACCTAAATTGAGGTGGATATAATGGCAAAATATGATCACGGTGGTGGATGCCCATGTGGATTATACAAAGAGTGTGATCCAGGATGTAGAGAATATAAAGACAAAGACTTTGATAAAATAATGGAAAAGATTGCAGCAGAACGCAAAATGCCTTATGTTGAATCAGTAAAACGCCCGTGGGGTGAGTGGCAGGTACTTGATGTTGATCAGGGATACAAGGTCAAGCGTCTTGAGATTTTACCTGATCAAGCAATCTCACTTCAGTATCATAAGCATCGCTCAGAACACTGGACAATTGTGCAGGGTGAAGGTAAAGTCATTGTTGATGGTAGCATCTTTACTGTGAAGAAGGGTGAATCATTTCATGTGCCAAAGCTTTCTCTTCATAAGATTGCTAATACTCACCTGAATGAAACACTCATTGCGATTGAAGTTCAGATGGGTGAGATATGCAGCGAAGACGATATCGTTCGCTGCTAAATACCTCGTCACGGAGAATCGTGACATCAACATAATATTGGAGAATCAATATGTCAAATATGTTTACATCCTTACTCAAGGAGATTGATAATGAATACGCTGGCATCGCGGATGAAGGAGTCGAAGCTGGTGATGTTACTGGTTTTATTGGCACTGGCAGCTATAGTCTTAACGCTCTGCTATCTGGTAGCATCTATGGGGGTTTACCTGCTAACAAAGTCACAGCACTCGCTGGTGAACCGTCTACAGGAAAGACCTTTTACGCAATCAATATTGTCAGACAGTTCCTCAGAGACAACGAAACAGGATTCGTCTTCTACTTCGAATCTGAATCCGCTATATCTAAGCAAATGCTTACAGATAGAGGCATTGACACAAAGCGAGTTGCAGTTGTGCCAGTCGCAACTATCCAAGAGTTCCGCACCCAAGCAGTAAAGATTCTTGATAAGTACATTGAAGATAAGGCTAACAAAGATCGCCCGCCGATGATGTTTGTTCTTGACTCACTTGGCAATCTCTCAACAGACAAAGAAATGGCCGACATTGCTGACGGTAAAGACACACGCGATATGACACGCGCTCAATTGGTGCGTGGTGCATTCCGTGTTCTCACACTCAAGCTTGGCAAAGCTAAGGTGCCACTCATTGTAACTAATCATGTTTATGATGTTGTTGGTTCATATGTGCCGACCAAGAAGATGGGTGGTGGTTCTGGGCTAGAGTATGCTGCTTCAACTATTCTGTTTTTGTCTAAGAAGAAGGACAAAGACAAGGATGGTGGTGTATCTGGTGCTATCATTACAGCTAATCTCAAGAAGGCGCGTTTGACAATTGAAAACAAGAAAGTTGAAACACTACTCGACTATGCTGACGGACTTGATCCTTATTATGGCTTGCTTGATCTGGCTGAGAAGTTTAACATCATCAAGAAGGTATCAACGCGCTATGAGTTACCGAATGGCACTAAAGCGTTTGAATCAGTCATTCTGATGAATCCTGAGAAGTATTTCACACAGGACATTCTTGATCAGATTGATGAAGCATGTAAGAATGAGTTCTTGTATGGAAAGTCAAATGTTACAACTGCCGAAGAAGGAGAAAAAGAATGATTGTAGGAAAAGATTTTCGTTTTCGTGATGATATGAAGGAAGACACTGTTCCCATTGAAATCTTGACTAAGCCCTACAATGGTGTTATACTTCGCTTTACAGAAGTTGCGGTTCAAGAATTGGAAGACGGTACCGCGAAAGTCAAATTTCAATATGATCTCTATGCGATGGGCGATCACACTGAAACAAGTTTAAGAAAAGATGTCAAATTTACAGAGTTTGCAGGTCTTATTTTAAATACGATTATTTTGGAAGCAGCGGAGAATCCTGAGAATGAAGTTGGAACAGACGATACTACGGAATTTGTTGAGGAATGAAGACTATACTCGTAAAGTTCTTCCCTTCATCAAGGACGAATATTTTACTGTAGAAGAAGATCGTGTTCTCTATAAAGAGATTAAGAATTTCGTTCTAAAGTATAATAAGACTCCAACTCTTGATGCTCTTCAGATTGAAGTTGATTCTCTCAATGGATTGAAAGAAGATCAGGTCAAGAATATCATTACCACAATTAGTGATTTTCGTAGTAATACAGATGATACAAACATCGACTGGCTCGTTGATAGCACCGAAAAGTTCTGTCAAGAAAAAGCATTGTATCATGCTATCATGTCTTCAATTGAAATTATGAATAACAAGAATGGCTCTCTTACAACGGGAGCCATTCCCTCTATTCTGTCTGATGCTCTGGCCGTATCGTTTGATCCAAACGTTGGTCATGACTATCTGGAAGATTTTGATAAGCGATATGATTACTATCATCGTGTACTTGAGAAGATTCCGTTTGATCTAGAGTTTTTTAATAAGATCACGAAAGATGGACTTCCTAAGAAGACGCTGAACATCGCACTTGCTGGCACTGGTGTTGGTAAGTCTTTGTTCATGTGTCATGTTGCTGCTTCTGCTCTCAATCAAGGCAAGAATGTATTGTATATCACTCTTGAGTTGGCTGAAGAAGAAGTTGCAAAGCGTATTGATGCCAATCTCATGAATATCACATTTGAAGACCTGATGGCTCTTCCGAAAGATATGTATGAGAAGAAAGCAAAGACGCTAAAGTCCAGAACAAACGGCAAGCTTATCGTCAAAGAATATCCGACTGCTGGTGCATCTTCAATGCATTTCAAAGCCTTGTTGAATGAATTGAACTTGAAGAAGTCTTTCAAGCCAGATATCATCTTCATTGACTACCTCAACATTTGTATGTCATCGCGTGTGAAGCCTGGTTCTAATATCAATTCGTATACATACATCAAGTCAATCGCAGAAGAGTTGCGCGGTCTTGCTGTAGAATTTGAAGTGCCAGTTGTTTCTGCTACTCAGACAACCAGAAGCGGCTTTACATCATCTGACGTTGGTCTTGAAGATACTTCCGAATCATTTGGTTTGCCGGCAACGGCCGACTTCATGTTTGCTCTCATCTCCACTGAAGAACTTCAAGAGCTTGGTCAGATCATGGTAAAACAGTTGAAGAACAGATATAATGATCCGACTCAGAACAAGCGATTTGTTCTTGGCATTGATAGAGCCAAGATGAAATTGTATGATGTAGAAAATTCTGCACAAATTGATATCGTAGATAGTGGTCAGACAAAGAACATTACGACAAACAAACCAGATGAAAGAAAGAACAAGTTTAAGGCATTCAAAGTTTAATCATGGAGAAGAAAATGGATAACTATCATATCATGCCGCTCAAGACCGAAGATTTTGATTTCATCTGGTGTGTGATGGAAACATCATCCGATCAATTGATAAGGGCTTTTGAGTTTGAAGATGAGGCAGAAGAGTATTGTGATTTCCTGAATGGCGGCGGTGCCTTTGATGGTTGGACTCCGCCATTCATTCTACAGGAAGTTGTATTCCCTCAGGACTTGAACCGAGAGTTTTCTTCTTTCTTCTTGTCATAAAAAGTCAATAGGAAGCGGCTGGAGAGCGTTCCGGAAGTAGGTTGGTAAGGATCTATCAACCCCAGAACCGTCGCTCCAGCCGCTTCCTCCTGCGGCCAAATCGACCCCAATAAAATCAATCACTTAGCCACCATATAAATCAATGACTTAGCCTATGCGTCTGGTGCATACCAGGTATGCGGTAAGAACCCTTGAAAACAGGGGTTGCCGATCTTATCTATAGTATGTAATGATGATGGAGGTTTCTATGCAAGTGTTTGCGCTTTTCGGTTGTCAGACCTACGAAGGTGATGATTTGCTCGGCGTTTATTCCACCCTTGAGCTGGCTCAGGCTGCCCGAGACTCGCATGATGCCCACCAAGAGCGTCTGGCAGACGAGGGCTACTTCTGCGAGTATGATGAGTTCCGTATTCGCGCGGTACGTGTAGACGGTTCGGCTCAGGCTGTGCCGTTCTTTACTTCTCTCTGATATGCGTCCAGTGCGTATCAGGGTTGCGTTTGCCGCTCTTGAAAAACCGACTTGCCGATCTTATCTATAGTATATGACAACGGAGAATAATATGACATATCGTTGGGGTGAATACCTTCTTGTTGTTACTGAAAATGAAAGTGGTAAGGTCGTCTTCTCTAAGCGGTATGAGAATATGTCTGGTACTGCTATGATGGATGAACATAAGTTCTTTCGTCGGGACTACCCGATGCCCAAGTATCGTATTGAATGGTAAGGAAAATAAACATGTCTAAGCACTATGCAAACGAATATCAGATTCAGCTTCAAGCTGAGGCTCTGATGGATGCTTTGGATCATAAGTATCTCAACACCGCTATGACGGAAATGGAATACGACATGCGCGTTGAAGAGATCAATAAGTGGGAAAAGACGCGACTCAAGGAGTTGAAGCAATATGCTTAGGTTTCTGCTCGGCATGGTTATCGGCGCCTCAGCCACATCTGGTCTCGGACTTCAGATTGTGATGGGCACAATCGGTCTTGGCTTCACGATTTGGGGCTTCTATGCAATGTATATAAATGGTGAACTCAATGAATATTGATATCGTCGGCAGAACCAAGGCTATGTGCAAGGCTGAAATCAAGTTCGCCACCGCTTTCTTTGCCCAGTATATCATGGGTACCAGACTTGCGAATACGCTTGATATTGAGATTCGGCTTGAGAATCAGGGTCGCAATGAGGGTGCTTGTAATCCTCTTGATACTGAACGGCGCCCTAAGTCCTTTGAGATCGGTATCAGACCCACAATGCAGCGGTACAAAATGCTCCAGTGCCTCGCGCATGAAATGGTGCATGTGAAGCAGTATGCAAAAGGTGAATTGTCTAATGAGTTGATCACTGCGAAGTGGCAGGGTAAGACTTTCAAGCTGACTAACTCTATGGAAGACTACTTCAACTGGCCGTGGGAAATTGAGGCTTATGGGCGTGACCGTTCGCTCTATCTGTTCTATCAGGTGATGTTGAAGACGGAAAAGATCAAGTTCAAGAATGGCAAGATGTACATGAACGGTAAGCTTTTCAAGCTTGACAAGGCGATCAATACCAAGTAAGATATACAAGATGATTAAGACTAAGTGGAAAATCAAAGTTGGCGATATGATCCATGTTCGCACACATTATAAGTATGGTGTGATGAATAATGTGTCTATCAAATCTGGAAAGGTAGTAGCAAGTGAGCGACATGATCCCGTTGGTACTTTTCGTTTGTATACAGGTAATCCTCAGTATCCCGTTTCTCTCATTGCGGATGAACGAATCACTGGCATTAAGCTTCGTGAGGTCGCATAATGGTTAGGTCTTATGATGTAGATTTTTATATTCTTGACAACTGTGTAGGATTCATGCTATACTGTTTTGAGAATGATGATTGTGTCTGGGAACAGTTCTTCGTAGATAGTAATGACGCCCACAAGACTGGTCATCGGTTTCTGGATGGTTGCTATGTCAAGGGATTTGCCTACGAAGTAGCATAAATAAATATTCAAAAGGCCACTTAGCCGAGGTCGGCTTCTACCCGACTAGACGTAACTGGAGCTGAAAATGGGGGTTCGAATCCCTCAGTGGTCGCCAATTTTTGTAATGGAGAAAGTAAATGTCTGCACCGAAGTCTAAGTCTGCTTACACCTCTAAGGGTGAGCGTGAAGCAAATCGCAGCCTGTCAAAGGCAATCAAGCGTGAACGTTCCGCTATTGATAAGTGGACACTCTTGCAGAAGGCATGGTTGAAGGGTAAGAACCCGTGGGTCACTGTGCCTAATCCTAATACGGCCGATACCCGTGCGCGATATGTTCGTGTTCGTGCTGAGACTGAGTGGGGTGATCCTCGCAAGGGCTTCATGTTCGGCGCAATGAAAGACTAAACAATAAAGCGGGCGTGGCGTAATGGTGAGCCGCGGCAGACTTAAAATTTGCTACAATAGAAACGTTGTGGGTTCAAGTCCCACCGCCCGCACCAACTATCTTTTTCTATTTCTCCAAGTTGGAGTTTGAGAATGACAGTTAGGACATAACAACATAAGATTTTCTTTTGAGTTATTTCTGTTATTGCCATCTATATGCTCTAACTCTAATGTAATAGGTAAATCGTTCCAAGTGGTGTTTAGACACTTTTGACATTGATGATTATGTTCTCGTATCAATCTCTTTTTGATTG